GAATTTCCCGCATATAAAACAGTTTCAGTGTCAATGAAGCGGAATGGCACGAAGGAATCGACGTGTGGGGACTGCGGAATAATATCAACCGTAAGGAAAGATACGAACCCTAAAGTTTGCCAGCGCTGTGCATCCGTCCGGGGCGGCAAGGCAATGAAAGGAAAAACCCGATCACCTATGGTCGAGTGTAAGTTGTGCAAAAAGTTAATGCGTGAAAGTTTGGGCTATACTTACTGTTCATTAGAATGCAGAAAAACGGACAAGCAAGAACTAAAAGCATGCAAGACTTGTGACGCATCCTTCAGCGTCTATAAATCTGCAATGAAGGAAAGTACAAACTCGTCAGGGATCTTCTGTTCACGACCTTGTTATGAAAAATGGATGTGCAATACGGAAAGAACAACAGGTCGTGGGTCACAATGGAATAAAATTAGAAAAGAGGCTATAAGGCTTCAACCATTTTGTGCATTATGCGGAACACGGAATGGATTACAAGTACATCATATTGCACCTTTTAGACTGAGCAATGACAACAGCCAAAAAAACCTTGTTCCACTTTGTGCAAAGCACCACAAGATAGTTGAATCAATTACGCATGATATTGAACACGCTGGCAGCCCACCTGAAGATATGACGCTTATAATGGGGTCAATGCTTAAAGAATATCAGATGGCAACGCGAATGAAACTAATGGAGATAATCCGTGCAACAGCTTGAATCATGGCCGACAGACACCCTCATAGAATACGCACGCAACCCGCGCAAGAATGATCATGCGGTTGATCGTGTGGCAGCCGCTATTCGTGAGTTTGGGTTCAGGGTGCCTATCCTGGCAAAGTCTGACAAAACAATCGTTGATGGACACCTACGGCTGAAAGCAGCGAAGAAGCTAGGACTGGAAGAAGTGCCTGTATTGTTGTGCGACGATATGACAGACATTCAGGTAAGGGCCTTTCGTCTAAGCGTGAACAAGGTTTCTGAGTTCGCCGACTGGGACGACGAAATGCTGCGGGTTGAACTGGACGCGCTAGGCGTGGATGGTTTTGATCTTGAGTTGACGGGTTTTAGCTTGGATGAAGTATCAAAACTTTTTGATGAATCAAAAGGGATAAGCATAGAAGAAGATTTAGACAGCAATGCTATTGACCAGATTATCGTAAAGTTTGATCCAGATAAGCGCATTGATGTTATTAACGCAGTGTCAAATGCAATAAAAGAAATTCACGGCGCGAGCGTTTGGGCCGATGAGTAAGTTTAGAGGAGTAAAAACAAATAACGCGAAAATAAGCGCGAAAAAAGATATTCGTGAGTTTGTGATGTCTCAAATAGCAAAACAGTCTGTATTAGAGGTTTTTAGTGGACTGGGAGAGATGTATGACTCGGTATGGCATAAAGCAGATGATTACCAGGGCATCGACAAGGTAAAAGTATTCGACAGCAGGGATACGATATGCGGAGATGCTCATAAGCTCATAAGGCGCGCTGATGTTCAGCGTTTTAATATTTTTGATATTGATGCTTATGGGTCGCCATATGAAATACTAGACTACATAACACAGACTATTCGCCCATGTGGAGATGTTGCGTTTGTCTTAACAGATGGAACAAACATGGACCTAAAACTTGGAAGAGTTTGTAAGGGAATTCGTAATTTTGTAGGTATTGAAAACCATATATTAAAACGCGCAAGTGTAATTCATGAAGATATTATAGGGATGATCGCTAAAGAGATTGCAAGAAGGTTAAAAATGCGCATCATGTCAATGCGCATAGCAAAAGGAAAAACAGGATCATCAATGAGATATTGGGCTATAACACTCACCCATGATGTTGTTTAACACGTAGAGGGTTTTTATAACCTTTAGGGAGATATTGCTGTAAGTCTTTCTTGATATAGTGCGCAACGCCCAGCTGATTGCACACATCTATCATCCTGTGAGTGTAGTCCTCCCAGTCAGTTGTTTTTGTCATGGGTAGATAATTGACTCGACCAACCTTAAATAGATCAACAAACTTATGCGTTTGCTTAACAATTTCGATGCTTGCTTCAACGTCAAGTGTCGGTTCAAGGCTAACCCATGTAAATATACCGGCATCATGAAACCGCTTAATTGCTTCAATCCTGTCACCAGGGAGTGCTGCTCCACGCTCCCATTTTTTAGAAAAGCTGTCGTCAAGAGATGTTAATGTTGTAGCAAAAGCATCCCTGTCACTGCGAAACATGGGCAGATCACGCAATGATCGTGTGCCGCCCTTCGTCAACGTACAAAATCCCATCCCGTGATCAATCAAAACTTGAAGCGCTCTTGTCGTTGGGCTGGTGTCGCCTAGATGATACGGGTCAGACGTGAAGCTGAGCATTACTTGTTCGCGTATGCCAGCAGATTGGTACTTCCTTGCGTCACGCAAAAGCCCAGCTTCGTATCCCGTCCTTAGTACTGCACCAGCATCAAATTCCTTTCTGTCCATGCGTATAATTTGCGGGACATAGCAGTAGGCGCACTTATGGCCACAACCTCGGTAGATATTTGTTGACAGTTCAGCATATTCGCCAGCCTGACCCTTGGGCGCGTATATATAATTACAGCCATTTATACTAACACCGTCAATATTTATAGTTGGTATCATGTCATTTTCTCCATTAAATTAATAACAGCTTTCTCGGCTTGCATTGTTATTTTTATTCGCCCATATTTTCGCTTCACTATTGTGTCTTGTGTAACACCAAGCGCATGGGCAAACTGCAAGTTAGTCATTTTTAGCATTTTCTGAGCCTGCGCATACTCTTTACATGTCATTCCATACACCATCTTTTTTGTATGCAATGAGAGTTCCGTTTTCTTCAATAGTTAAAACAGTGCCATAAAAAACATGTGATTTTGTCGCTTTAGTTTTTGCGTCTTTTAATGACGCAGCATTTATACAAAATCCATTACGGATTGATTGAACGTTTTGCTTCTCAGTGATCATGTATGTATTCATTTTCAATTACTCTTTAGCGTGAATGAAACTATACAATAGCGGCTATTGTTGTTTGAGTCAAGGTGTTTTTTCTCAAAGATGTGATACAATTCAGCAATGACCAATAAACCAACAAGTAACCACGTCCCCACCGAAGCCCAGCGCCAAACAGTGCAGCTTCATACGATGGTGGGCACTACACAGTCAGACATTGCCCGCGTTCTGGACATTGACGAAAAGACCCTGCGCAAGTATTACCGGGGCGAGCTAGACCTGGCGAAAGCAAAAGCCAATGCCACCATCGGCGGGGCACTGTTTAACAAGGCGAAGACCGGAGACACTGCGGCCATGATATTCTGGATGAAGACACAGGCGGGTTGGAGGGAGTCAACCAACATCGACCACACGAGCAACGGTGAAACAATAGGGAAGATTGAGCGTGTCATTATCGACGCTGCAAATACAGACACCTAGATGGGCTGTCCCTTTACTTCAGCCAAGCCGGATCAAAGGTGCAAAGGGCGGGCGCTCTAGTGGGAAGTCTCACTTCATGGCAGAGATGCTGGTTGAAGAGCATGTAAAATATCCAGACTATCAAACCGTGTGCGTTCGAGAAATACAGAGGTCACTCAAGTTTTCCGCAAAGAAGTTGGTCGAAGATAAAATACGGGCGCTTGGTGTTGCTCACCTGTTTGAGATAACGCTGACCGAAATCCGCCGCATAGGTGCGCAAGGAATTATCATATTCCAAGGTATGCAAGATCACACCGCAGATTCCATAAAGTCGCTAGAAGGTTTTGATCTTGCATGGTGCGAAGAGGCGCAAAGCCTGAGCCACCGATCTATTGAACTGTTAGTGCCCACAATAAGAAAGCCCGGCAGCGAGTTGTGGTTTAGCTGGAACCCAGAGCAGCCGGATGACTCAGTTGAAACCCTGTTCAAAGACAATCCCGACGCGATCCTGGTCCATGTTAATTATTACGACAATCCTTGGTGCCCCGAGGAAATGGTAAAGCTGGCGGATTGGCAGCGTCGTGTAGACTACGAGCGATACGCACACATTTGGCTAGGTGAGCACAATACCAAGTCAGAATCGCAGGTGTTCAAGAACTGGCGCGTTGATGAGTTTGAACCTGACGAGTCATTTGGCGAACCGATGTACGGTATGGACTTTGGCTTTGCTAACGATCCTAGTTGTTTTGTGAGAACCTATATCAAAGATAAAATCTTGTATATTGACAAAGACGATGGGCGCGTAGGATTGGAGCTAGATGACACATCCGAGTATTTTATAGAAGCGGACCCGATGGTTGTTAATTACGTTATGAGGGCAGACAGCGCAAGGCCAGAATCAATAAGCTATTTAAAGCGCCACGGCCTGCCAAAAATTACCGGGGTGGAAAAATGGCCCGGAAGCGTTGAGGATGGAGTTGAGTTTATCAAAACCTTTGATGAAATCGTTATCCATACTCGATGTAAAGATATGCAAGAAGAGGCCCGTCTTTACAGTTACAAGACAGACAAGCGAACAGGTGATATACTTCCCAAAATAGGGGATGATAACAATCACAGATGGGACTCGGTTAGATACGCTCTAGCCCCCTTAATCCGAAATCAAGGCTATGACATGATGGCAGTCTATTCATGAGCAACTGGTTCTCCGATGTATCACGCGGCCTAGTTAACGCGGTGTCTGGACTAGGCAGCGACCGCGACAAAGCTACACACGGCAGTTGGAACTTCCAGCCTCTGGATCGCCAGCAGGTAGAGGCCGCATACCGTTCAAACTGGATGTGCCGCAAGGCTGTAGATATCCCGGCGTTTGATATGATGCGTGAGGGATGGTCCTGGCAGTGCGAGAAAGAGCAGATCACCGCAATTGAGGCTGAAGAGAAGCGCCTTGGCGTTCTAAGTAAGGTTTTCAATGCAATAAAACAAGCCAGACTATACGGCGGGTCAGCTATCCTTATCAGCGACGGCTCAGACAGTCACGCAGAGCCGCTGAACCCGAATACAGTTGGCAAGGGCGGCGTTGCGTTTCTCAAGGTTATGGACCGCTACCACATGACGAGCGGCCTTCTCGACTACGATCCTATGTCGCCAACCTACATGGAGCCCACCTATTACGACCTGGTTGGCGCTGCTGGTGGCACTGTACGCATTCATCCATCGCGCGTTGTACGCTTCATCGGCGCTGACCTTCCGACAGACTGGGAAGTCCTTGTAGACCGCTGGGGTGATAGCATACTTGACGCTATCGAGATTGCTATTAAAGACGCCACTGCTGGGCAACAAGGCATTGCCGCACTGGTGCAAGAAGCCAAGGTGGACGTGTTCAAAATTGACGGCTTCATGCGCGGCATGGCGTCACAGGCTTATAAAGATGCTGTTATAGAACGATTCAGCCTAGTCCAAAGCATGAAATCCACGGTGAACGCCGTGGTGCTAGACAAAGAAGACGAATACACTCAGAAGACCATCAACTTTTCTCAGTTGCCTGAAGTCCAGCGATTGCAGCTACAGATCGTTTCTGGCGCGGCGGACATCCCGGCCAGCCGATTCCTTGGCCAATCCCCAAGCGGCATGAACGCTACGGGCGAAGGCGACGAGAAGAACTATTACAACCGCATCGGCGCTGAACAGGAGCTTACCTTACGTGAGCCACTGGAAAAGCTGCTCAATGTGGTTGTTCGGTCTGCTTTGGGCAGCCGCCCTGATGATTGCTGGTTCGCGTTTAACCCTCTCTGGCAGATGAGTGAGAAAGAGAAGGCCGACATATTCAAGACCAAGGCCGACGCTGCCAGGGTATTGGCTGGCGATGGCATAAGCACAGCCCCACTGATACCCATTGAAGCGCTATCGGATAGCCTGATTAACTCGTTTATAGAGGCGGGCGACTTGCCGGGACTTGAAGCCGCTATGCTAGAATTCGGAGGCTTATCCGAGCAAGAAGCGCCTGATCCGCTGGAGGATGTATAATGCAACTTATAGACAAAGTTTCGGTTGATGAGGGCAGTGCTAAGCGTACTGCGGACGGCTATCTTGTTGCTGTTGCCCGTGTAGGTAGAGCCAATAAC